GGAGCCATAATCTGCGGGATGAAAAGCTCTATAACATCGTGCGTAACGCGCTCCAAATGCAGATCCAGCTCGTGATGGAAGAAGCCGAGTTTGTAGAAAGCATCCGGCAGGCCCGGCAGGTGCCATACCGTGTGCGGCACATTGAGCGGCAGATTCGGCAGCTGACCGCAGAAAAGGCTCATATACAGGGCATTAAGGAAAAGCTGTACGGAGATTATGCAGACGAAATCCTCACACGGGAAGATTTCCTGAACTACAACGAACTGTACAGCAAGCGGATCGAAGAGTATGACCACAAAATCACAGAACTGGAAGCGGAACAGCAAAATCTGCAGACTGCTCCAAATGCTTATCCGTTTCTGGATGTGTACCGCAAGTATCGGAAACTGGAAGAAATCACCCGCCCGATGGTTGTCGAACTGATTGAGAAAATCGAAGTCTATGAGGGCAATCGGGTGGAAATCACGTTCCGGTTCCAGGATGAAATTGCGGACCTGCTGGAAGAACTGCATCAGAAGCAGATGGGGCAGCATGAAGCATCTGCATGAAAGGAGAGTCTGACCTATGGCAAGAGTAAGCAAGAAAGTAAGCGCGGCGCAGCGGGAAGCGGAAAACGCACTGCACCGTGTCTGGAAAACTGCAATTTATGCACGACTGTCCGATTTTGATGATGTGCTTAGGGATGAGGAATCGCTGGAAGTACAGATTTCCTACATCAAGGAGCATATTAATCACCGGGATGATTTGATGCTGCTGGATGTATTTGCGGACAAGCGGTGTACAGGGATGAACTTTGACCGCCAGGAATTTGAGCGGTTGCTGAAAGCACTGCAGGAGCGGAAAATCGACTGTATCGTGGTAAAGGATTTCTCCCGGCTGGGCCGTAATTTTGTGGAAACAGGTCAGTATCTGGAACAGGTGTTTCCGCTGTTCGGCATAAGATTTATCGCCATCAATGATAATTATGACAGCCTGAACAGCCAGAGCCGGAACGGGATGCTGGTGCCGATCAAGAGCATGATCAATGAAATGTACTCGAAGGATCTGTCCCAGAAAATCCAGTCGTGTTTTCGTTCCAAGGAAGCACGGGGAGAAATTTATACCCCTGTTCCGTTCGGCTACAAAAAGAACCAGAAGAATCATTTGATTCTGGATGAGGAAGTCAGCGATGTGGTAGTTCGGATTTTTCTCTGGAAGAAATCCGACATGAAAGAGCGTGAGATTGCAAAGAAGCTGTCTGCGCAGGGAATCCCGACACCTTTTACACGCCGATGTCAGTTGGGCTATATGAGAAATACCTCACGGGTAAAGGACCCTGCATGGCAGCCAGCTTTCGTGACAAAGGTTCTGGAAAATCCAGTCTACACAGGGACAATGGTCTATAACCGTATTGCCTACGATGAAACGTATCGGAAAATCGGGCAGAATCCACGAGAAAATTGGCGTATGGTGCCGGACAGTCACCCAGCGATTATCAGCTGGGAACTGTTTGATGAAGTTTCCGCATTGCGGGAAGCCGAGCAAGCGGTCAAGGAAGAGCGGAAAAAGTGGTGCAGACAGCGCAGAAAGAACAATCCGAACATTTTCAAAGGCCGGATATTTTGCAAAGAGTGCGGAGAAAAAATGGTTTGTCATTGGAAAAGTGATGGTTCGCTGTATTTTTACTGTGCATCTTGCCATGTTTCCATTTCCGAGAAAGACCTATGGAACGGCATCCATAAGGAACTGCACCAGCGGTTAGAAGAACATAAGAACCTGAAAAAACTGATACAGAAGAATTCCGGGAAAGGCGTACTTGAAACAAAGAAAGTGGCATTAAACCATAAAATTGAACAGCTGTCGGGCAGCATCGTTCGACTGGAATCGCAGAAGCGCAGCAGCTATGAGCAGTATGTCTTTGGAAAAATATCAAAAGAAAAGTTTTTGGAATTAAAGCAGGACTTGGAAAATGAAATCGTAGAGCTAAAACGGGAAAAAGCAACAAAGGAGAAAGAACGGACTGTTGTTCAAGAAGAACTGCGGCAGAAAAAGCAAATCGCAGACAACACAGAGGTGCTTTTGACGGCAGACAATCTGCAGCAGTATGTAAAGAAAATTGAAGTGGACCGCGAGAAAATCACTTGCACGGAATTTGCGTTCTAACGAAAAGGAGAACAGACGATGAAAGAGAAAATCTATGATGCCCAGATAGGCATGGAATATGCTTTGGTTGGCGATTATTATTTGCCCGCCTTGAAACCGCCACAGACTCGTCCGATTGGCCGTTGGGGAATGCTGCATAAGGCGTACCTGAAACTGCGAAAACCAGCCTATTACCAGAGTTTGCTGTTGAGCGGAAAACTGGATGCTGTTTTGGCAGACGTGGAAGAGCAGGCAGCAGAGCGGTATGAGGTTTTAATCGAGCAGATGAGCCAGCGGGAGGGAGTATCGGAAAAACTGAAAGAAGAAAATCAGATGGAATGGGTAGGCCGCATGAAAAATCTTGAAAATCGTGCAGCGGAAATCGTAAAGGCAGAATTGATTTATACATTCGAAGGACGGTGAAGTGTGCATGATTGGAACCTATTATCGACTTTCTCTTGCGGACGAGGATGTGGGGGCTGATAAGGCCGAAAGCAACAGCATTCAGGGCCAGCGTGGGCTGGTAGAAGGGTACATCATGGCTCACCCAGAACTGGCTGCAGAACTGCATCAGGAGTACGTGGACGATGGCTATTCCGGCACATCTACAAGCCGTCCTGCGTTTCAGCGGCTGATTCAGGATGCGCAGGACGGAAAGGTGAAAACGATCATCGTAAAGGACTTTTCCCGGTTTGCCCGTGACTACATCGAAGCAGGCGATTATATGGAACGAATTTTCCCACTGCTGGGCGTTCGTTTTATCTCTGTCAACGATGGATATGACAGTGGGATGCAGGCCGGAAACGATGTACGTGGACTGGAAGTAGCCATCAAGAACATTATCAACGCATCCTACAGCCGGGACCTTTCTGCTAAAATCGCAGCAGCTGACCATGTGATGCAGAAAAAAGGAATGTATCTTGGAGGATACCGCCCGTTTGGATTCCTGCCGGACCCGAATGACTGCCATAAGCTGATCCTCGACCCGGTAGCCAGCCAGTATGTGCGGTTGATCTTTGAACTGGCATTGCAGGGCAATAGAACGGGGACTATCGCAAAAATTCTGAATGAAAAGCAGATCCCGACTCCGGCAGCGTATCATGTGGTAGAAAACCATGTGTACAGCGAACAGAAAGCATGGGATTTGCAGCGCAGTCATTGGACAAGCGGAACGGTTTACCATGTCTTGAAGAACGAAAAGTACAAGGGAACCTACGTGGGCGCGAAATTTATTATGCCTGTTCCCTGTAAGCATCGGGTCCTGCGCGCTCCGCTGGAACAGCAGGTACGAATTGAGGACAGCCATGCTGCTATTGTGACCCCAGAAGAATTTGAACAGGCGCAAAAGGTCATTATGCTGCAGCATGGAAACCATCAGACCGGGAACTACACAAAACGGCAGTATCCGCTGAAAGGAAAGGTCTACTGCGGCTACTGCCAAAAACTGATGAAATATCGTGTTCTCAAGAAACTTGGCCCCTCGTTTAACTGCAGATTTTCAGCGACAGCGGTGGACAGTCCCTGCAAACGAATCCCGATCTCTGAGGAACTGCTGGAAGAGATTGTCCGAAACGCGCTGACAGCGCAGATAAAGCAGGCAGAACATGTACTGGAGATCCTGCACGAACGGGAACGCAAAGCCTTGATCTGCTTCTCCGCACTGGAACGGCAGGAAGAAAAGCTGAGCGCAGAAAAGGCAGAAATCGTAAAACAGCGCGTTACACTATACGAGCAGTATGCCGACGGAAATATAAGCAAGGAAGAATTTATCCGGCAGAGAGATGTCTACAGAGAACAGGAAGATGAACGGGTGGAGCAGATCCAACGGCTGCGTACCGAGAAAAATCAAATTTTCCTGCCTGTGAAAAAGGATACGGATAATTTGCAAGCCGTGATGGATACTGTGAGAGAAGCTGGCGATGTGATGCACCTGTCGCAGAATGTGGTGGAAACCTTTATTGACCGCATTGAGGTTTTCAACGATGAGTGCGTGAAAATTCGTTTTACATTTGAAGATGTACTGAAAAGTTACGAAGCAGAGTGAGAAATGATATTTGCGTTTTTGAAAAGTTCATGCTACAATAACGATAGAAGGGAGTGTGGAGGAAATGGTTCTCCAGTACTATGTGGTAGAAAACGAGACCGGGAAACAAATTGAGATTGATATTGAATCGGCAACCAACGAAGACCTGACCTCTACAAAGGAAAAGTGGCAATCTGATTGGACGAGTGAATTTATCCGCGATCCAAAGCTAGAAAAGTATGCAGCGAAAACGGATGCTGGCGAAATTGTAGCATTGGGTGCATATCGAGAAGATGATCACGGAATATCAGTTTTTATTGCGAATATTGAAGCGCATCCTGAGAGTAATCCGACAATTAGCACAGTGCGTAAATACGCAGGCATTGGCCGAATGATGATTGCTTATGGTATTCAATTGTCAATCGATAGTGGGCATGGCGGCATTGTTACCTTTGAAGCAAAAACAGATGAACTGTATGATCACTACATCAAAGATTTTCATGCAGTTCCGATTTTTCAGCCACATTCGGGAGGCCCAAAGCTGCTTATGCTAGCTGATGAAGGCGCACAAGAAATTTTCAGTACTTACTTATCTTAAAGATTGGAGGGTTTAGTATGAAAAATCAAGAACTTGAACTGCAGGTTGCTCCTATGAGCAATGATACAATGGAATATTTAAATGTTTTATTTGGCGTATGCAAACGCTTTAAAACAGATTATTACCATGCAACACCGAAGCAGCGTGAATTTATTGATGCAGTGGCTACGCACGAGTACCAGCTGATGAAAGCCCATGAGAAAGGGCTGAGCCGAGGTTCTGTTCCTCCTTTTATGGGAATGAAGCGGAGTGAACGCAGCAACAATATGCCTGCTTGATAGTGTAAGAGAATGAGCTAACATAATAACTGCTCGTATAAACCACAGACAGCACCCAAGATGATTCGAGGGTGCGTCTGCGGCTTATGCGGGCCTTTTTATTTTGTGATTTTAATACGGATGGATGTTAAATTCCAAGGCTGACGAGAGTGGCCTTTAACTCCTTCGCCGTGCGGATAATGATTTCCTGCTCAGTTTCGTTGCAGTCCAATAACAGACGATGCAATTCGGTGTTGGAAGTTAAAACGGAATAGTGAAGACTGTCTATCAACAAATCATCAATGGAAATGCAGAGGGCGTCGGCAATATCGACCAGAGTGGCAACGCTGGGGTGTTCTGTGCCTTTTTCAATTTTGGCCAGAAATTCACGACTGCGATTGATTTTAGAGGCTAAGGCTTCCTGGGTGATATTACCACACTGCATTCTGAAATAACCAATACGTTTTCCCAAAGCAACATAATTGACGGACATAAGTAAATCTTCCTTTCGAATGCCCGCATAAGAGTACTTTTATTATCTGGCCTATGGAAAAACGAATCAAGAAGAACGAAAAGAGCAGCCAACATAGAAGTCAGAATTTTCGTTTTTCACCTCTAGCGGAGATGGCTTCTGAGGCCAAAATGTGACCCAGTAGGTCACATTTTAAGGAACAAGTGACCTGCTGGGTCACAGAAAAATTATCTGACAGGTGTATAATAAAACCATAAAATTGAACGGCACGATAATGTGAGCGAGAACGAAGTGAAAAAGTTACTGACGCTGTACAGCGGGGTTCAGTTAACGGATGTACTTTCATTTGTATATGAAAATGTGGCTCAGAATTTGGCGGGGCCACCCCTAGCGGTCGTGTGTTCTGAGGCAATCTTGTGAAGTGTTACATCACAATTTGCTGCACATGTGAAGTGCCACTTCACAGAAAAAATCATCTGATAAGAGTATAATAAAAGCATGAAATCAAGCTGCGAAAATAAAGTGGGGAAAACGAAATGGAACGGCTGCTGACACTGTATAGCGAAGTTCAGTCAACGGATGTACGGTGGCTGTGGTATCCCTTTATTGCAATCGGGAAAATCACACTTCTGCAGGGTGATCCCGGCGATGGAAAATCTACCATGATGATGAATCTGATTGCGGAACTTTCAACAGGAGGTAAGACCCCGGACGGATGCAAAATTGGTACGCCGCAAAAAGTGATTTATCAGTGCTCAGAGGATGGTGTTTCAGAAACGATTAAGCCCCGCTTGGAACGCTGCGGAGCAGACTGCAGGAAGATTGCTTTCATCAACGAAGAAGTTTATAACGGTCTTACATTGGACGATGAGCGCATCCGTCAGGCAATCATTGAATTTCGGCCTCGATTGGTCGTGATCGATCCGATTCAGGCTTATCTTGGCAGCGATTCGGATTTGCAAATTGCAGGCAGAGCGCGGAAACTCATGCGCCGCCTTGGAATGTGGGCTGCTGGTTACGACTGCGCTATCGTTCTGATTGGACACCTCAACAAAAAAGAAGGCTCCAAAGGGCTGTACCGCAGCCTTGGCAGTATTGATGTTGTGGCAGCAGCACGAAGCGTCCTGCAGGTGGAGCGAGATACCGAGAATCCTGATATAAGAATCGTACATCAAATCAAAAACAGTCTTGCGCCTACGGCAGAAGACATCCGCTTTTCCATTTCTGCCGACAAGGGCTTTCGATGGCTGGAATGCAGGCCACAGCTTTTTGAAAAACAACAGCCGGACGCCGAACCTAAATTTGATACAGAGCAACAGAAAGCTGCCTACTGGATCAAGCATTTCCTTGAAAAAGGCGATATGAGCGCAAATGAAATTTATTGCCGTCTGGACAATGAGGGTGTCAGCAAACGAGTGGCGCGGATGGTAAAAACGGAAATGGGAATCCACTGCTACCAGAAGAAGCGGAGATGGTATTGGAGTGTTCAGCTGGAAGAAGGTGCTATAAATGGACCGCAAGTATAAGGTTGGTGGCTATGTGAAACTTGCAAAACTGTGGGAACGCTCTAAGGATTCAGCAGTAGCCTATCACAGTTCCTACTATGCTGAAAAGTTTAGGGATGATGCGGATAAAAGGCTAGTTGGTGTCCATATTGACATCACAGGGAATAAGGAAATTTATAAACGCCCGGAAATGGTGCAGCTGCTCAAAGATTGCAAAAAGGGTGCCGTCAATCTGATTTTTTCACAGACAAGGGCCTACCTTGCAGCGAATACCTGTGATTTCTGTTTTCTGCTGAAATATCTGTTTGATTTGCCGATGCGGGTGGACATTGTTACAGATGATGACGACCAGAGAATTGACACGATTCTTGATGTTGAGAATCAGCGTCAGAACTTGAAAGAATTGGCCGAAAAATACACATCAATCCGAAGGAAAGATTATCTTGAGTGGAGAATTCGACTGGAAGATGAAATGACAAAGGCTGAAGAAAAATGAACGTAGAACATATCCCAGCAGAAGGTGTGGACATGCTGCCGTGTGGAGCAGACTGGCAGAGTAGGCATTTGGAGTCCGAAAAGAGAAAAGCTGAAATTCGGGACAGAATCCATAAGCAGGCAGAACAGGGCCAGAAAACGGCAAAAGACTACTTTCGTCCGGCGAAACCGACACCGTCGATTTACGACAGTGACCTGAAGCGTGTAGCGGTTTATGCCCGTGTCAGCACCTCTAGCGAAGAACAGATTTCTTCCATTGAAAACCAGACTCTATATTACACCAAAAAGATTGCAGAAACGGAAAACTGGAATTTGCAGGACATTTACAGCGATGAAGGAAAATCCGGCACATCGCTGCGGAAACGTGATGCGTTTAAACGCATGATGCGAGATGCCAAAGACCAGAAGATGGATTTGATTATCTGTGCCAGCATTTCACGTTTTGCTCGGAATTTTTCAGATTGCATGACGCAGATCGCGGCCCTGAAAACCATGCACCCGGCACATCCCATTGGCGTGTACTTTGAAACGGAAAACATCTACACGCTGAATCCAAGCAGTCAATACAGTCTTGACATTCAGGCTCTTTTGGCAGACTGGGAATCGGGCAATAAGAGCCGCCGGATGATCCTTTCGTATGATCAGCGCATTATGACAGGTCAGTACCCGGTGGCTGACCTGATGGGGTATCGGCATACCAAAGATGGACAGTTGGTAATTGAGCCGGAAGAAGCAAAGACGGTGCGGTTTATCTTTCTGGCATTTATTCAAGGGTATAACTACGATCAGATTGCAATGATCCTGACGCAGAAAAAGCGCAGCACCCTGCGCGGCAGGCAGGAGTGGAACGGTGTGATGGTGGCAAACATCATGAAGAATGAACGCCGTTGGGGTGATCTGGAAGCCCGGAAGAGCATCGTGGTGGACTACAAGTTGGGCAAGGTTACAAAGAATAATGGGAATCGCTGCTCTGCCTATGTCCCGGAGCATCACGAAGCGATTGTTTCGCCGGAGATTGCACGGGCTGCACATCTTGTGGCATCCAGCAGCAAAAAGTGCGGTGTGCAGGATATTGTGGTAATCCGGCAGGGAGCATTGAAAGGCTTTGTGGGTATCCATCCGAACTGGAACGGTATCAATGCCGAAAGCATCCGCAGCCTTTGCCTGAGCACCTATCTGCCGGAAGAGGTGGCGAAACTGAACAAGATGGCAGAAATGCGGTCTGGAAAGAAGTTGGATATGGCATTGCCATCTGATTATTTGACGGTATCTGGCATATGTTTTATCAATCAAAGCAGCCCGGTCATGACAATCTCAAAAAATGAAATCCGTTTCAGCAAGGCATGCCACACCCGGCTGGACAACTACGAATATGTGGAACTGCTCTATCATCCGATTCTGCAGGTCGTGATTTTGCGAAAGAGCGATCAGGGCTCTTCAACGGCGATGCACTGGCAAGATGACAATGACGTTCATAGTGCCTTTTCAGCCAGAGCGTTTTCTGGCCTGATTCTTCAAACGTTGAACTGGAAAATGAATTGCCGTTACCAGTGCCGTGGTATCTGCCGGGGTCAGGGAAATGCAAAATTCCTGCTTTTTGAGTTGGATGAGTCCCGGATTTTGACTGGGAAAAATCAGTATGAACAGGCTGAAGAGTGTTCGATAAATTTGAAATGTCGGTTATATCGGAGTAAATGGGTTCAGAGCATTACAGTTAGTGATGTGATGGAATCCGGCCAAGTCGTAGAAAATCCCATGATTGGCGCAATTCCGAGCAGAAATGAAGTTCAGCGTGAATTGAACGAACTTTTGATATCAATGTGATGGAGGTCTCAGAAAATGACTGAAGTAGATAAGCGGCAGGAGTTATCCCTGCGCGAAGTAGAGCTAATTCGTGAACTGGCGCAGATTCGTAAGGAAAAGAGCGAAGAACTGGAATTTGAAAAGTTCGATGGGTACGAACTGCCGCCTCGGACGCAGTTCTCTATGGTCAAAAAGCCTGCTGTCAGTATCAAATACGGCGAAATGACATTCAATATGGCCTGCATCCGGCTGTTTGAGGGCATAAAGTACATTTTACCCATTGTCAATACAGCAAAGAAGCGGATGGCCTTGATTATGTGCCCCGAAGAAGATAGTGCGTCTGTAGAATGGGCACGGCAAAAGAATGGCGTATGGGTAAACAAGTCTATTTCGTCACTGGAGTTTCTGGAAAAGATGTTCCGCATGATGAACTGGAATCGGGAGTGCCGCTATAAAGTGCTTGGACGGGTGGCTAATTCAGATCAGGGACTGGTCATGCTTTTTGATTTGGAAGAAGCTATTATGTTTACTCCGCAGCCGCAGGAGTTTACAGACCCAATGACGGACCAAACAAAAATAATCCGAACTTGTTTCCGATAGGAGATGGGTTCGGATTATTTGTTTTCTTCGGAAAATTCAATATGGGTGTCCGTGGAAGATAAAATCCGAAATCATAGATTGACCGACATAAGCCACAACATGATTTCAGGAGGATACGAACATGAAGTACGATGCAAGAGCTTGCCATTTCAACATGGATACCGGCTGCGTGGAACTGCTGCTCCGGGATGGGAGAATGATCTCCATTGACTGCACCGGGGTCGAGGATGCACTGGACGTGACCATGGCGCAGAGGTCAGAACTGGACTATCTCATCTATAATGACCCTCTGGCGTATGCTGAACTGATTCTCGACGGTGAACCGGAAGAATATTTGCGGAACGTGGCTGGGAGCTACGGACTAGAGGACTAAACGCAAGAACAGGGTGCACCCTGCCGGACGCACCCTGAAAAATCCACACACGATAAGTAAGGCAGGGAGTTCCCCAGACGGGAATTTTCTGTTTTTCTTTTGTACGGATGGAGTAGGTATAATTCACTAGATTAACAGATTAACAAAGTATTTCTACTTGTTCAATTCTTTAAACATGTGCTATCAGAATTATAATAAGACCGGCACACATTCGGATTGCAAAATGTCTTTTTTTAATTGTCCAAGTGTATTTAAATCATCTTCACCGATGATTTCGCTGGGTCTATTATGTTGACGTGAAAAAATGTTGTTTTGTTGCGCGAGATCAATGAATTTCTGGGTATCGATTAGAAGTTTATTCTTTTCTTCAGAAGAAAGGACTCCATGATATTTTGAGAAGAACTCAGGGTACGCCTTTACAACCTGACAAATAACAAGACGAGGATTACTCTTGGAACTTTTTACAGCTTTATCCCAATAAGTTGATGCCACGATAAAATCGTTGTAAGGAGAAGTCGAACCTTCAACACATGCACTTTCCAAGATAAATCTGGCATATTGTGTATCAATTTGAAAAGTATCAAAATTGGAACGTTGATTAGCGCAATCGTATGCCTTTTGTAAAAGAGAATTGGCTCGTGGATAATCAGGGAGTTCCATGCTCGCAATAGCATACTGTAACCAAAAGAAAGGGTTGTCATCATAAATTCTTGATTGACTAAGGTTATAATAATATTCAAGTATCTTACAGTTGATAAATTCATTGCGTGCGCGGTGCAAAATCAGTAGGTTAAGATTAGAATATGTAATAAACGCTGCACGAATTGCATGTTTTTTGTCTGCAGAAAAGATTCTTTCTGCATGTTGATTCATGACCTCCATGCTTTGAAGAATGGTTGTTGGCGGCTGCTGACT